CCCTCTCCAGAAAGGGAGGTTATATGCCTACCGATATCTTTACTGCGTTTTGGGACGCGATGGGCCAGGTTCTTTACTGGCTTGTTTCGTTCCTTACGTCGTAAAGGCTTAGGGCTGGTTCCGCAAGGAACCAGCCCTTTTCGGTTTGCATATCCTCGCTCTCTATGAGAGGGTCTCTTTGTTCAGTTGTCCTAACCAATAGGAGACTTGCATGGATCAAGCGCACGTTCGAAAACTCTTGCTTTCTGAGTATTCGTCGTTCGTCAGCATCCTTGACAGTAAGGGTTTGCCTTTTGAGGCCCCCTATACTGACGCGGAGCTGGCGAAGCTTCCAATCTCGGACCTTAAGTCCTTGGTTGGTCGTCTTCGTGATCTGAGCAGGACGCCGACTGGTAATGGCTGACTGAACGTATGTCCCACGTTACGTGGGAGCCCACTAACGATTAGGAGGTTTATATGCTTGAAGGTCTGTCGGGCTGTCTCCCAATTCTCCGAGAGATTGGCCTAACTTTCCTCCTTGCAGGTATCCTTCTTTTCGTTCGTGGCCTCAACAGCGTTGAGGGTTTGTCGTGCTCTGAGGAGGTATCCCATTATGGGTAATACCGTTCTCACCACTACCTATCTTACAGCGCATCCAGAGTACCTTGCTTTGTTGAGCAGGGTAGGGGTGGACTCGAAGGCTCCTGTGGACGGCGACTACGTTCAATTCTACCTTTACGAAGACGGACGCCTTGTTTGGAAATCGGAGGAACTGCCCATAAGGGCGGTTCCTCTTATCCAGACAGCGCAGTTCTTCTGTCGTAATAGTCGAAATGTTCGTTTGTTTGCCGATTTCACAAGATACCGTAGAGGCTACCCTTATCGGGTTCGATCAAACCTGGGCACCCCGCGAACCTACGTCTCTATTCGAGGCGTGGGTTCAACGGCTGTTCGGTTTAATCAGACCAGGTACCCTACGTTCGTGCGTACTGCACGCCGTAGAGTTGTTGGTTTATATGCTTCGCTAACCAACACGTCTGGACGGCCCGTTCGTTCTTCTACTCTTCGACCTAACCCTGAGTCCATTCCGACTTCATTCACTCGCGTGGATGAACTACAGAATGGCGCCGGAGCTGGTAATTATTCCATCTCCGTCACGCCCACCTCCTATGCTGCGTTTTCACGCTCATGGTCAGGTGTTCGTACTCCTGGTTATGGTCGCATGAGAAGTCGACAGCTACCGGTTAATCCGCATAGTGTGTCGATTAAGAACGTTTTAGCGAACCTTGCGGTCCACAAGAACGCAAATCCTAGAATAACTTTCTACCATCTCTGGATAGATCGTTATACGGATCGTTATGGCGAGCCCGCCGGGCCCTCGCATATTGCGAGTGCTCGAAACGTCTCCATTAGGAGATTAATTGATAACGCTCAGCTTGGGGTTAATGCTAACCTCATGCAGGACGTTGCTCAGATTAATCAAACTCTTTCTACGATTACTGGCTCTGCCAGTACCATAGCTCGAGCTCTGAGTCAGGTCAAGAGAAAAAACTTTCTTGGCGCAGCTCAGACCTTATGGAGAGGTCAAACTCCTCGATATCGAAGCGGCAGTCGTCCTCCATCTTTTACTAAATCTCTAGCCAATAATTGGCTTCAGTTTCAGTATGGATGGAAGCCTCTGATGCAAGATATTCAGGGAGCTCTGCAATCCCTTCCTTCGCTTTCACAAGCTGGGTTAGGTTTTGTGGCGCGGGTTACTGCGTCTGCGACTCAGAGGGCAACGACGTCGTCGTCATTTAATACCTGGAATATCCCTTCTCCAGTTCGTGGCACCACAGTCACTGTGACGCAAACGACCTGTAGGATTGGTATCCGGTATAAGGTGGCTTCGCCGCTGATGCAATTTTTGTCTCAGACGGGTTTCACAAATCCCATAAACCTCGCATGGGAAATACTGCCGTTTTCATTTGTGGTAGATTGGTTCACACCAATCGGGCCTTATCTTGACGCCTTATCGGCGTTTGATGGGCTCGAGTTTTTGGATGGGTACCAGGTTCTATTCACCCGTGAAAACGTCTTATCTACTATCCACGGTCAGAGTGTGGACGCGAGCTCGGGCGGTACGTTGCAGGACTCGCAGGGAGACTATGCTAGAGAGTGGGTACTGCTGGATCGGACTCGCCTTACGGCGTTTCCGGTTCCGACTTTCCCCACGACTTTTCGCAATGGTCTTTCCAGCTTGACCCACGCGCAGAACGCCTTGGCTCTTGTAAAGTCCGTCTTTGGCCGCTGAGGGGGATAGTGCCAACCCTTTGTTTAACTTTGGAGTAAGCACATGTCCGCTATTGCGGCAGTGAAGCTGTCGAGCATCCTCGACCATTCTCTCGCTCGTTTGACGACGAGTGCGACAGTGGGAGTGGATTCAACGCTGAACCCCGAGGGGATTAATCCCCTAGGGATCGCGAGTTGGGTTGACCGGTCTGGCGGAATCGCCATCGGTTACCCGCGTCTCACCATGTCGGTCCGTGCGCCTACCAAGGCGAGCAGGATCTACAAGGTACAGGCGAAGCTCGTTCTCCCGACCCTCGAGCAGACCAGTCCGTCAACGGCGACCGGTATTCAGCCGGCTCCGACGAAGGCGTACGACTGCACGTGTGTCATGGAGTTCTTCCTGCCGGAAAGGAGCACCCTTGCGGAACGGCAAAAGCTGTTCAGCGAGGTGGCATCCCTTTTCGCTCGGACGATCAACGCATCGGACGGAGCGCCCACAGATGCAACGGGTACTCCGCTCGAAAATGCGGTGACGACGTTCGAGACGGTGTACTAAACACACACCGTTCAGGTTTAACTCCTGGAGAACAACCATGTCTTCTAAGAAGTATGGTTTGCGATTCCATAAAGGAATTGCGAGCTACCGCGTTCCCGAAGAGGTTTCCTCTTCGGCAATCGAGTCCTTTTTCTCAGCCCTGGATTGTCCTCGTGCTTTGACTGCAGCCATCCTCTTCAGAAGTGGAGAGCATGAGCAGCTTTCAAAACTTGAGTTCGATCCGTTGCACTACGCTAATCACGTAGAGCTAAGGGATGCTTACGCTGCCACCAAGTTTTTGTCGAAGTATAAGGGGTTAACCCTTAGCTTTGACTTAGACGAGGTTGCGCTTAAGAAGTTTGAAGAATTCGAACTTCTTTGTAAGCAGACGAATCGTCGCTTTAGATCTTTGCAGTCCGACCCTTTATATAGGGGTCGTACCGTGTGGCTGCATCACGCAGTAGCACGTAAAATTGCAAAGATTCTCGGTGACTTTTCGCCCGAGGAACTCTTCTCGATGCCTGACTGGGGTCCTGGCGCCTCTACGCTTATAAAACGTAGGGACGCCAGTCCAGCCAAGAAGTTCCGGCTTGAAACCGGAATAACGCGTGATCTGTACTCCCTTATCCCTTGGGAGATCTTAGAGGTAAGTTACCCTCTTTGGTCTCACCAGCTTGTAGATTCGGGTTTTCCGAATTTCCAAGTTGGGAATAAGGTGATCACTGTACCTAAGGATGCTTCGACCAATCGCGTTATCGCCGTTGAACCTGGAATCAATCTTTGGTTCCAAAAGTCCATTGGTGATATGATTGGTATGAGGCTCCGACGGTATGGGGTCGACTTGCGCTATCAGTCGAGGAACCAGCAGTTAGCTCGGCTAGGCTCGTTGAGCCAACACCTTGCTACCGTTGATCTCTCATCTGCTAGTGATTCCATAGCTCGTGCTGTCGTTGAGGAATTACTCCCTCCGCGTTGGCACTTGCTTTTGGATTGCTGTCGATCTCATTATGGCACTCTTAGCAACTCTACCCGTAAGTGGGAGAAGTTCTCCAGTATGGGGAACGGCTTCACCTTTCAGCTAGAGTCGTTGATATTCTACGCAGTAGCTTCATGCTGCGCTGAATATCTACACGTCGATTCTTCTGACGTGAGCGCGTACGGCGATGATGTAGTGTTGCCGACCGCCTGCTTTGAGTTGTTCTCTGAGATGCTTGAGTTCTATGGCTTCCGTCTAAATAGAAAAAAGAGTCATTACGACTCACTATTTAGGGAAAGTTGCGGAGCTCACTTTTTCTCAGGTATTGACGTCAAGCCTATCTATCTTAAAGATAGAGTTTCATCTGTTCCAGCGTTATATCGCCTAGCAAACGCGGTTCGTCGCTTGGCCCATCGGAGGAATCTTCGTACCTCCTGTGATGCCAGCTTCAGACCGTTGTTTGAGCTCCTTTATCAGTCGTGTCCTAAACCTTACCGGTTTCGGATTCCGAATGATCTTGGAGATGGTGGCTTCATCGCTAACTTGGATGAGGCAACCCCTAGCCGCGCTCGACACGGCCTTGAAGGCTACCGTGTTAAGAACGTGGTGGAGGTAAGTAGAACTTACCAAGATGATACGAACGGCTATTTGTTAGCCGCTTTATGGCAGCTAAAAGCCACTGGGGACCTTGATTATGGTTTCCGGGAGCATTTAGCAGACGTCGTACTTCGAAGTTCCGAAAGGGACTCCGGAGAACGCCATCACAGGTTGCAAGCGATTACCAGCTATATTCGGCCGACCGAGAGGGAGGGGCGTAACGCCGTTCCCCTTCAAGGAAGGACTAAATATAGACTGAGTAACAGCCTGTGTCAGCAGTGG